TCTGGTGTAAAATTCTTCTTAATCTGTAATTCTTTTACCAAATTTCGTATATGACTAATTGTCGCTACACCAGTTGGATACTCTTTAACAACAAATTTCCCTGCCAAATTAGCTCGTGCTCTTTTCAAACACTCAGAGAATTTATCTCGTGACAGCATTCTAATATCTTTTGTGTTAATATCTAATGAGTTAGCAAGAATTCTCTCACCAATTTTAAACTCAGACATTTCACACGTAACATATAGAACCTTTTTACCTTGAAACGCATTATTTTTAGCA